AGCGAAAGGAGAACCGCGTAAACATTACCTCACCCGCCCCGCCGCCGCCGCCGCCGCCAGCCGTGGCCCACGACAAAATGCCCGCGCCGTCAGTTGAAAGCACCTGACCAACCGTGCCGACTCCATCGGGGAGGGTGAACGTCGGCGTCCCTGCGATGGCGGGAACCTTGACGGTAGCCGTGCCGCTTGTGTCGCCCCGTAGAATGACCTGCCGCACACTCGCGTCACGCACCGCTACGTCACCGTTGGCGTCACGCGCTACGATGGCATTGGCGGTGTTCGCGTTGGTCGCGGTGGTGGCGCTGTTGGACACCTTGCCCGCCGTGGCGATCGTGGCGAGCTTGGTGTCCACGATACCCGCCGACGCGTTGACCATCGCGTTCGTGACCAGCCCGTTCGGTAACGTCGAAATGTCTGTTTCGACGTAATCCGTGATCTGGCCCGGCGTTAGGTACCGCGTGACTGGGGTCGTGCTAATCCCCTGCGCTACCTCAAGGCGGTCCGTTGCGGTCAGCGCCGCCGCCGCCGTTGGGATTTGGGAAATCTTGCGGGTAAATGTCATTTCGTCATCCTCTAGAGGTACATACGCGAATAAGCCACGTTCATACTGGAGCCGCCCGAGCTGTTGACCGTTGCCCACGTTGGCGTTACGGGGTCAACCGCCGACAGCGGAATCATGGGGAACGTGTAGGTGGCGTTGGTGACGTACTGGAGGCCGTTCTCAGGCGTCCCGCTGCGCGTTACCACCACCGAGCCGCCCTCCCGTGCGTCGATGATGAGCGTATCCGCTGCCGCAAGGGTCAGCGTCGTCTCGATGCGCCCTAGTTCCGTACCCGTGTAATCTCGCCAAATAACCGTCGGGTTGGTGGCCGCGCCGCTGACCGTCACGATGGCCTCGGTCGGGGCCGTGCCGACCATAATCGACGCCGACGCCGTAGGGGTCACCGTCACCGACTGCTGGGCACTTTCCACCGCATACGGATCAAGAAGCAGGAAGGACAACGAAACCGTGAGCCAGCCCGTAATACCGACCGCGAAGAAGCTGGCCTCAACTGCCTGACAATACCCAATGTACAGGCGGGCGGGGTTAATCATCCAGTCGAACTCGATTGTTGAGGCCCGAGCGTACACGAGCGCCTTGAGGTCTTGGAGCTTCTCTTCGGCGTCGGCGGCGTCGGTCCCTCGTAGCAGCACCTGAATCTCCAGCACCCGCGCCCCGACTTGCGGCGAGACCCGCGTCAGGAACACGCCGGGCCGATACGGGATGGCGACCGACTGCCACTCAGCAGGCGGGGCACTAAAGACCCCCGTGAGGTCTGTCGGGTCCGCGTACAGGGTGTCAAGCGCCACCCCGTTAATGGTTACGATGCTCATTTAGCTCACCACAAGGTTACCGTTGAGCAACGACTGGTTCTGCGTCTGGCCCTGAATGCCCGCGTTGACGACGCCAAGGATGCCGCCCCCGCGCACGAGCGCGGTCATCAGTTGCACCAACTGACCGGCCCGAACGCGGATCGTGGTCAGCTCCCCGACCACGCGGTCGATGTCCTGCACCTGTGCGCCCGCGAAACTGCCCATCGTTTGCGTCCCACCGGAGCGGGTAGGCGAAGTAGAGGCCCCGCCAAACGTTGTGGACTCGCCCGTCTGCTGGTTGCGGTTGGCGAATGCATCTGCCTCTAGCCCTAGCACCTCGCGCAGTTGGTCAAGGATTTCCTGCGTAATCAGGCCAGAGGCGAAGTCGGCCTCGGCCCGCGCTAGTTCTCGCCGTTGCTCCAACTGGAACCGTAGCTCTTCGGCCTCCATCGTCTTACCCGTCGCCATTAGCTTGCGGACCTCCAAATCCTCGGAGATGGCCGCTTGGTCGGCAAGCAACTGGATCGCCTCAGCCGCTTCACGGGCGGCGCGGTTCGTGTCCTCTAACGCCCAAAGTTCTTCATACTTGGCCTTAATCGTCGCATCCGTGACCTCAGCCAAGATGCGCTGGCGCTCGATATCCCGCTCGATCTGATCCGCAAGGTCGGAGTCGCCACCTTCACGGGCGATGGCGGCGTCAAGGCCCGAGATGGTGAAGCCGCGTTCTCGCTCCTGACGCTCAAGAAGCTTGTTTCTTTCTTGCAGTTGCAGGATTTCTAGCTCGGTCGTGTCAATGCCCAGCCGCTTGGCCTCAGCAAGTTCCTTGGCCTGAGCAATTTCTTGCCGCACGAGTTCGGCTTGGTCGTTCAACCCAGCGACCAACAGCGACCGAATCGCCATATCTTCTGCAAACTCGGCCTTTTTCTTTTCGTTTAGTTCGGTGACGCGCTTGATTTCGTCGTCGCGCAGCTTAAGCAGCGCCGCATACGCCTTGTTGTAGGCGTCAAGGTTCTTGGCGGTGTCAACGTTAATGGTCTTATTGGCGGCGTCAAAGATGTCGCGCAGCTGACGGGCTTGATCGTCAAATGTCCGGTTAATGGACTCAATGGCGGCGTCCAAATCCGTGGCATAACCGCCGATATCCGTCGCCCACCGTGCCAGCATTTCGTTGAAGGCGGTAATCTCCTTCTGGAATTGCTCCCGAGCGGCTTTGGCTTGCTCAACCTCGGCGCTCCGTCCTGCTAACGCACCGCCAACGACCGACCCCGCAACGCCTAATCCACTGAAAATTGCAGAACCAGCCGACCCCGCCTTAAACATCCCGCCAATCGTGGCGAACAGGTCGCCCATCGTTGCTTTGCCACGGGCGGCAATGTTTTGGAACGTCTGCGCGAACGATGCGCCAAGGTTTTCGGTAGTAAACTGCGCTTCGGTTGAAAGCCAGCCGAGGAAGTTTTGCCACGCGCTGGCCTGCGCTTCTTTTGGCTCGACCACCTCAACCAAATTCCCGAAGTTGTCGGCAATCGTCGCCATCGGGGTCGTGTCCTCCAATGACTTGAAGAACTCATACCACGCCTTCGCGCCCTCGCTGACCTCCTCTTTCTGGAGCGTCACCGCCTTAGTCAGCGTTTCGACTTCTGGCGTGGCAATAGCAACCGCCTTGCCCGCATTCGTGACCGACGGCGTGAACTCCGCGATACGGGTCTGGATGCCGTCAATCGCGTAGGCGGTATTGACAAGCGAGGCGCTCCACCGATCCGCAGCGTCGGCGGCTTTGTTTAGCGGCGAACTTGCGGGCGACAGCTTGCCGAACAGCCGCGCCAACCCACCCACGGTATCAATAGCGACCGCCGTTAGCTCTAAGAACGCCTGCGCCAGCGACCCGAGCAAGAACACGGTGTCCTGCACAAAGGTCTTGACGCCCTGCACCACGGCGGGGTTTTTCAGCACGTCCACCATCGCGTTAAGCGACACCGTGACGGGGGCGATAATCGACGGCACCTCTAGCAGTTGCCCGAACGCATTACGGAGGGCCATCAACGCGCCGCCCATCGTGTTACGCGCTGCCGCCGCCGAGCCGCCGAACTGCGTCTCTAGTTCCTTGAGGATGACCGTTTGAGCGCCCGCGATGTCTCCGACCGCGACCATCGACGCCAGCGTGTCTTTCTGCGAATCCGTAAACTGGATACCCGCCTCTGCCAGCGCGGCAACGCCCTTAACCGGATCGTTCAGGGCCTTGCCAACCTGTAGGGCCGCGCCCTTGAGGTCTTGGCCCAACAACTGCGACATATTCAGGATTGCCGCAGACGCTGCGTTGAACTGGTCTCCGCGAATCTGCGTGAACGTGAGCAGGATGGACTGCATCCCCATCACGGCCTCGTCGCTGTAGGTCGTCAGGTCTTGCAGACCACGGGCGGTGTCGCGCAACTGATTAGCGGTAAGTCCCGCCACTCCGCCCGTACTCTTGACCGTCGCCTCTAACTGAGAGAAGGCGGCGTCGGCCTCGGCGGTGTTCTTAATGACCAACGCCCCAAGCGCACCGAGAGCGGCGCCGCCAGCAAGGAACGCCTTGCTGATAAGCGCCCCCGCTTGGTTCGCGGACGCCTCTAGCTTCTGGAGCTTGGTTTCAACGGCTCCGATGCCTTGGAGGGCACCAGAAGCGTCAACCTTTAGCCCGAGCGTAGCGACATCAGCCATTTGCCTTCCTCGTTTCGGGCGGGGACGCCGCCGCTAAGAATACCCGATCCATCCGTAACAGCATAGCCGCCTCCATCGCCGTTACGGGCGTATTTGTTACCCGTGCCCACGCGCCCACGTCTTGCCACGTCATCGCGCTTGGACCCCACGCCCCGCCTGCACGACCCGCGCCTAACTCGTACCACCACTCAAGCAGGTACTCAACCGCCCACGGGACTTCAGGCCCCTGAAGCGCCTTTAGCGCCAACTTATCGCCTCGCGCTGCTAACGCCTCAAGATGGCTTCTGTTGCTTTTTCCGTCCTTGCTTGACTGCGCCAACTGGCCGACGTGCTTTAGATGCTCCAACAAGTGCCGGGCCAGCCGTGCGAAAGTCGGCATCTCGCGACCGCATCGCCCTCAGCACTTGGTCTAGAATCGCGGGAGCCGCAACGTAAAGCGTTCGCGCATTTTCTGGCGTACACGGTACTGCTACGCCATCAGCCGTTACGCCAGACCACCCAATCGTCGCCGCGACCGCGACTTCGACGTTCCCCGATTCCACGGCGTCTAGCACTAGCTCCTGTTTCGCCTCATCCGTCATCCCTTCGTTCTCTTTGCCAGCCCACGCCATCGCGTTCTTCTGCTGCTGGCGTCGAACCTTGCGCGAGAGCATCCCCGCGACTTGGACCGTCATCTCCGTCCCGTCAGGAGCCGTGTACGGCCCGCCGTCTGGCGCTTTGATAACGACCGCAAATCCTTCGTCGTGCTTGGCCTTCTGAACTTGTGCTGTCTTAAAGTCGAATGGCGTGGACATTGCCGGTGGTTTTGGCCCCCGCCCCGCCGTGACACGCCCCCTCTTTCGAGAGGCACGGCGGTTTGGGCTAGTGATGCAGGGAATAGCGTGTCCATCCCCCGTAGGTGCTTAATTACGCCGTGCCGCTCGTGCTGACCATCAGCATCGTCGGGTTCGCGCCGCCAATCGTGTCCAAGCCCGCCGTAAAGCCGCGTGACTCGACCATCGCGTTGTCGCCGCCGAGCGGGGCGTCGTTGCTCGTGTACTTGGCCAGCGGGATGTAGATCGAAACGAAATCCGCAGGCGCGGCTTCCGGCTCCACCAACGTCACCGAGATAGCGAACTCGTCCTCGTTGGCGAAGGCGTCGAAATCCGTGAGCGAATCGCGGAGGGCCGAGAAGGACCCCGTGAGGGTCGCCTGATTCTTGAACACATCGGGCGAGACCACCGAGCCAACGACCGCCACGGTCGCCGCGCCGATGTCATATGAAAAGTCGAGCGCCGACAGGTTAAGGCGGCGCGTCCCGTTGACGTAGATTGCCGCATCGATGGCGACCAAGGCGCGGGCCGTGTACTGCGTCGGCGAGGTCAACACGGGCGCACTGGCTCCCGTCTCACTGGCCACATTGAGGCCGACCAAGCCGATAGACACGTTGGCCGTGTTGTCGGGCTGAAGCGAGAACGCCATCGACGAGAACACCGTATCCGTCGCCAGCTCAGAGGCGTCGATGTCCTGATGGTATTCCTCAATCGTCCAATACGCATCAACGGGCACGGCGGGGGAGCTGTAGTAGCGCGGAAGCACGATGTCCGCGTTGCCCGCTACTGCGTTCAACGTCAACGTTTCGCCGACCGTAATCGTCGAGGCCGTGACGCTGAGAACCGTCAGGTTGCGGTCATCGTTCGCTGGGGTGCTTGAGGAATCCAAGCGAATGACCATCCCCTCGCGGACGCCAGCCGTCAAGAAATCGCCCGTGGCGCGAACGATGGTGCTAGTCGTGGTGGTGATAGAGACCGCCGACAGCGTAGCCGTGGCGACCGCCGTGGTGCGAAGCACGGACTCGACAACCTTGTTGACGGCATCCAAGCGGAGCGGCGCGTCGTAGCTACCCGACACCGAACGCGACCCGTGGCGACCGATGAGGGTCAACCCGTCCGAACGGATCGTCGGGTCATTGATGGCGACCTTCGCCAGCGTGAAGCCCGGCGACGGCGCGACCGGAAGCTCGAAACCGCCTGAACCGGAAGCGGGGGTCCCAAGGCCTGACTGCTTCTTGTAGCGGACGGAGACCGCCTTTCCTGACTGTAGCGTCATAAAACCTCCTAGGTGTTGCGGGACTCAACCCGCAGCGGAATGGTGAGCGACAGCGCGGACCAGCCCGGCGTGTCGAGCGTGAGGGCCGCACGAAACGGCCCCGTATCGCCCCGCACACGGGCGACATTACCCTCAGCATCCGTAATGGCCGTGCCGGGGCGAAAGTGGTGCAAGATGCCATCCGCATAAGCGGCGGCGCACTCCATCCCAAGACCGGACGGGGTGAACAACACGATCTGATACTGCGGGGTGTTTTCCACGAACCCGTCGCTAGTCGTCGTGATAAGCGTGGACGGACCGCCGAGCCAACGCTCGGTAATCCACGGGGTACCCTCGACAGGCGTGGCGTTAATGTTTTCCCACACCTGTAACGTTGGGATAATGGCGCTAATAGTGCGCGATCCGCTTGGCCCTTCAGGCGTGGCCCCGCCCTGCACCGTGAGCGCCGTCTGCGAGACCGCCGTCACGAGCTTGATTCCGTTGTTGGCGGTGGTCGCAAAGCCCGTCACATTGACCTGCATTCCAACGGCAAACCCTTCGGTAAGAAATAGCGCCCCGCTGCTCTTGCTGTATCCTGTGCTAGTAGCGATGACAGCGTTACCCGTAGACACCGCAATATTAGCCGTGTTCAGCAGGTGAGCGCGGCAGGCCCGTTGCATCGTCAGCGACTTGTAGGTCATACGCCCGCCTGCTCTTTCACGGCGTTGTCCACAATGCGCGACCACGCGGCGCGGGTCAGCTTGACCGAGCCGGGGCCGCCGACCGCCGAGCGCGTGGGATTAATCCCTTCTTCAATTTTTGGCGCATATTCCACGTTCGTCGTGACAGTCGCGCTGTAGGTCTTGCCCACGTTGCCCTGCGGCGGGGCTGGCGATGGCGGCGAGGCGTCTGTGCGGCCCGTGGTGGACCCTGCGGGGGCAGGCGGGTAGCTCGGCGAGGTATCGAACGCCACGATCCACGAGGAACGCAGATAACCCGTATCCACGGGTTGACCGGGCGCACCCGTTAAGGCCGACCCTGCAACGATGGACTCGTGAACCTTGAGCGCCGAGGCCGTCACGACATCCTGCGTGCGGGTCTTGACCCGCTCCACGAACCGGAGAACGTCTTGGCTGTACGTCATCGGGCGGCCAGCACGAAGTACAGAATCGGCGTCACGCCATCGGGCGCAAGGATTGACACATCACGGACCACGAAATCCTCGCCAGCCCACGCCACCACATCGTCGGGGAGGGGCCGAAAGTTCGCAGTCGCCAACGCCAAGCCCGCGACGATGAGAACGATCGTGCGCTTGTTCACGAGGTCCAAGGCCCGCACCCGCTCCACGTCACCCACTCTATTCGCAACGCGGGCAATGGCGACAGATGTCGCCGTCGTCGTTGTGCCGCCGTTGTCGCCCGTCAGCGGGTTATAGACGCCCCGCGTAATGCGCGAGAACGTCACCGACGCCCCCGCGTCTTGAATGTCCGCGAAGGCGTCCGCTTGTTCGGGCGTGTACGTCGCCATTACTGGCGCGACACGATGAGAGACGAACCCGCCTGAAGCAAGGGCTTGAGCCATTGCGCCACACGCGGGTACAAGCCCATCCCAATCACACGCTGAGACGGGTCTGAATACTTGGTCGTCAGGACGTCCACCGTCTTTTCAATGACGTTCTGCGAGGACGGAATCACGCCCGTGTTCGGGGCGCCATTGACCGCATACCGATACGCCAGTTCACACGTTGCGTCTTTCACGCGCTGCGGAATCACGGCGTCATCAAAGTACACGATATCCCACGAAGGGATATTGTTCGGCCACCCGTTGTCGTTGCGGGCGTCAGGGTTCGGCGCTTGGCTGCGCGGCCACGCCAACGCTTGCTCGGTCGCGGTGCGCGATCCGACGAACGTCAGGGCCGAAATGTCGGCGGTGGCGGCGAACAGGGCGCGGGCCTTATCGTCGGCGGCAACGGGCCAGCCGGTGCGCTCCATCTGCGCGTCAACGTAGGCGTCCGCTTCCGCGACGGTGACGAAGCTGTTGGCGTTCGTTGCGCCGGGGGTAGCAATGACCGTCAGCGGCATCAGCGGGAGGGATAGGGGAGGGTACTACCACAGCGGGGGCAGGGCCGAAGCCCCACCCCGCGCCGTGCTTGCATCAGTCGCAGATGCGAACCGCCAACTGCGGACGGAACGAGGTCGCGCCGTACAGCACATCAAACTCGATGTAATCCTGCTTGTTCTGCCGGATCATTTCCATCCGAAGCGCCACACCCGACACAGGGTCAGCGACCGAGCGCATCAGGTCCGCCGCCGCATCCGACGTAAGCGGACGCGAAGCGAAGTGGAAGGCGTCACGATGGAACGCGAGGTTGACGCGGTTCTGCGGGGCCAAGAGCGTGACGGTCTCGCCGCCAGCCGTCGCGCCACGAAGGGGCGGCTGAATGCTCACCGCCGTGTTGCCAACGGCCAGCGTGACCGCCGTCTTGACAACGTACTGACCCGCCGCCGCACCGCTGGCGATGGTGAGAACGTCACCCTCGATGAGCGCGGAGGTGTTGGTCGCCTTGGCAACCGAGAGCGTGGTCGCGCCCAATGCGTTGACGCCGTTCACGGTCGCGGCACCCGCCGACAACGCGGTGGAAGCGTGTCCCGGCACGGCCTGATCCTCGTACCAGTCGAGGCCCATCACGCGGCCCAAGGCACGGTCGTTGATCGCGCCCGTCTGCCCGCGCTGGTTCGCCAGCACGAAGCCCTCGACGCCGAGCGCCGAAGAATAGGAGACAGGGTGCAACGCAAGGCGACGGTCGGCGTTCGGCACAACGTTCGTGCTCATCGCGGACAGGGCCGAGCGGAGGGTCGTCGTCGCGAGGTTCCACGTTGCGCCGTCGAACACGGGCGTTCCCGGCGCACCGACGGACGTCCACACCTTCTTGTACTGGCTGAACAGGTAAGAATTGATGTCGTTTGCCAGCGACTTCACGGCTTCCTGCAACTGCATCGGCACCTGAGCGCCGTTCAGCTCACCGCGCTCCTTGTCGGTCAGGTAGAAGCCCGCCTTGCGCCAGCGGTCGAGCGTGATGGAGCCAGCCGTGTAGGTGTTGTCCACGGGCGTGACCGGACCCTGATTGGGCGAGACATCCGACACCGCCTGCGCGGTCGGGATGCGGACGTTCACGGTGTCGCCCTGACCGGCGGGGACGTTGGCGAAGTCGGTGTTCACGAGGCGCGGCATCACGCAATACTCGCGGAGCGTCTGCAACGCCTGCGAGAACACAACGTCAAGAATGGCACTCTGGGTGTTCGGCATACGGGGTTCCTCTCTGAAGGTTGGCCCCCGTAACGCGAAAGTGCGCCGGTGGCACAAGGTTGGACTGCACCTTGCCGAGCCACTCGGCGCACTACATCACGCGGGGGCCTCCCCCGCACTACCCGAAAGGTATGGACGCTAGTCTAGCGTGTCAACTAGTCGGTAACGATGACCTCGCCCTTCGCAATGCCGTCAATGTTGGCAAGGTACGCTTTCGTGTCGCTTCGGCTGATGGTTTTGGTTGGCATACTGCCGCCCGTCGATCCCTTCGCGCCGCCGCCGTTCGCGGATGTGCCGCTGAAGAACTCGGGGTAATCGGCCTTGAGCTTCCCGCCGATGAACTGATCGATGGACTGCGTGGGCGCGTCCTTGACGTAGGGCTGGCCGTCGTCCGTCAAGTCAAACGCCTCACCCGTCAGCTTCCACAACGCGCCGAGTCGGTCGCCACGCACCCCCGCCTTCGCCATCTGAGACTGCACCGCGTTGTCGAGCTTGAGGGCGCGGAGTTGCGTCTCTAGCGTTGCGGCCTTTTCGCGGACGGGCGCGTATTCTAGCTCGACATCGGCCTTGAGCTTGGCAAGCTGTTCGGACGTAATGCCGGAGGCAGCGGCCTTCTGCTGTTGTTCGAGGTCGCTCAGGCGCTTCGCCAGTTCGCGGCGGTCCTTGTCGGCCTGCTTCTTTTCCTCTAGCAGCTTGGCTTGGTTCGCCTTGAGGCCGCTGACGTCCTCATCGGTGACGACGGCGAACTTGCCGTCAGCAAGCGCGAGGGCGGTGTCGCGGTGTTCCTCGGGAATTGCGTCGGTCGTGTCGTAGGTCTGAATCGGCACAGGAATGCCCTCCAAGGGCGTGGGGTAGTGAACCGCTGGCGTGCCCAGCGGGGGACTGCTACAGGGTTTGACCGCGGGGGAGCAAGCGGTACACGGAGGCGCATCGGCAATTATAGGTCCCCTCGCCGGGGTACATCTGCAACCCCTCGCCCGGCACGTTCCACGGGTCGTCGTACATCACCTCAACGCCGTCCATCTCCGCGTGCGCCTCACGGACCCGATCGTCGAGCGTCGCCACCCATCGCTTGACCAACCGCGACGGCTCAACGGCCCCCGCGTCGGCGGCCTGCTGGAATGCTAGTTCTTGGCCGAGCTTATTGGCGTCAAGCGCCGTGGTGCGGGCGATTGTCTCGGCGTGGAACGCCACGAACCGCCGCTGATACGCTTCGGTCATCCGGTCGATTTGCTCGACGGACAGCGAACGGCCAGCGGCACGAGCGGCGCGGATGGTGGCGTCGAACCGCTTGTCGCGGAGCGCGTACCCGAGCGCGTCTTTGTTGGTCGCCGCTACCTCAAGCGCGTTGCGGAAGTTGACGACGGCTTCTTGCTGGTTCGGCGCCAGCCCTACGGCGTCCCGGATGCGGCGGGCGGTCGTGCGGGGGTTCTCGCCCCCAAGTAGCCCGATAGTCGCCTCGGAGCGGATGCTGGCCTGCACATCCTGCGCGAACTTGCCAAGCGAGACGGTTGCCATCGTCTGCACCCGCTCTAGTACCTGCGGGGCCAGCACATCAAACGCGAACGTTTGGGTGGCGATGACGTTGCGGACGGCGGCCTGTCCGCTGGCGTCCACGGCGTTCAGGATTTCCCGCCGAGCCTCGGCTAACTCGCTGTTGATGCGCGACTCGGAGAACACGGCCCGAATCACCGCATCGGCCCCGCCTGCGACTAGCGCGGCTTCGATTTCGGCGATCGGGATAGATTGGAGCGACCGCACGGCCCGCAAGATGGCGCGGGCAATCGCCGGATAACGCCGCGATACGTCACGGCGAATCCGGTCAAGTGCGCGGCGTTCGGCGGGAGTCGTCACGCGGGCGGCGCGGCCTCAGCAGCCATCCCGCCCATTTCCCACTCCATCGCCAGCTCGGTGATGTCGTCCTCAGCGGCGACAATGCCACCCGCTTTAAGGACCTTTAGCAAGGTCACCTTCGGGAACCCCGCATTGGCGAGGGCGGCGACGGCGGTCATCTCCGGTGCGCCGATGGTGGTGCTGTCGTAATCACGCGACAGGGCGACCGTGGGGGCGTCCGCGTCAGGGATTCCCAGATATCGCGCCGTCAGCGACAGGGCCACGTTGAGGGCGTCCTCAATCCCCTGCGCGGCGGTCGCCAGCGTCGAGTTCTCGGCGGTCGCGTCAAGGCGGCGGGCCTCGGCGGTTTCGGTGCTGCGCTTGGCGCGGGCCAAGAACGACAGGCC